GCCCTGTATTCCCTTTCCTTTAGTTTTAGCGGCATCATCTTCACCTCCTGTAATGCCTTGTGCTTCTGCAAGGTTACTAACTTCTGCATATTCCTTGCGGATATAATATTTATCCCCGCCTTCAATAGGCGACATATTAAATATTTCACGGCCTTCGTTATGCGTGAGCATACCGCGGTCAAAAAGCTGTGTTACAATATTTAATTTGCTTTGATTGCTTGCATATTGTAGCCGGTTCGCTGTGAATATTATCTGGTTTCCAAAAGCAATTTCCCGCTCCGTGAAGGTCATATTTGTCATTACAAGACTGAGCTGTATTGCAAAAGGCTCAATCTTGCCTTCATAAAAAGCGTTCCATTCGTTTTCATCAAAACTATTCTGCAGAATCTTTTCATTTACACCAAAATAACTAAAAACATTGTTCTTGATATGTTCTACTTGTGACGAATCAATAATGAATGGCCGACTGATTATTTGTTTTACGTCAGCATACTTGTTGTCGAACATTAAAACGCCGCTATTATTCTCGGCTGATAGGTTTTCTTCAGTAAATCTTTTACGTTCGGCGGCTATGTCTGAAGCCTTGAATATATTTGCTAGTTTCGCCATAAATCGAATATTTGCAGACTGCTTTACGCCCTCGATAATGCCCTGATTCTGCGTGTGCATGAGTTGCATTGTGGGGTATAAAGCAGCGTTATTCTCACCGAAGAAGTCATGCTTATACTGGAACTGCGTCATTATACCAACACGTCCGAATTCTATGGCCGCCTTCTGCCCCGTGCTAAATGTGTACCGTAGCCAAGGCTGTCCTTGATATTCTATTACCTCGCACATAGAAGGCAGGATAGGATAATAACCGGTGATATAATCCCCGGTCTCGTCGGTAATTGGCACTATAAAGGCGGTGTTGTGTACGCAAAGAATTGTCGCCAACCTATAAAGGAACTTGGTTGTATCCATGAAGCTATTCGGCTTAAACTGCAGCCTCTTACTAAGCTCCTTATAGGCACTACCTCTAATTTCTGGCTTGAGTTTACTGCATTGCGTAGCAAAAGCGTGTATTGCTGCCCTTGTCAGCTCCATTTCATACACGCCGCCTTCATATGTTGTGAAAATAGGAGTATACCCTGAAAGCATTTTGAAGTAGCCCCGCACTTGCTCCATTAACGGCCGCTTAAATATCTTCTCAAAAAGGCCCACACTATCACCTGCCTTATATGATGTTCACAATAAAAGCACTCGCTAAATAACGAGTGCCATTTGCTTACTTTCTTGCTTTATGTAATCGTCATAATACATCCATTTAAAGCCGCCAGCTGTTTTCTTTTTATTGTTACAGCAAGAATGTATATTTTTATAATTGATTTTAGTTGTTCTCCCAGCTTGATTAATGCTTTCGTGCTTTTTTATATATTGTCCATCCAAGGATAGTTGTACTACCCCTCTTTTGAATTTGTAGGTATTATTTTTATAGTTTCCGTTTTTGTAATCTTCTAGGTACGCCCACTTATAGCCATGAATTGAATTTAATTTGCCTTTGCATATCTTAATTATAGTGGAAGCATCAGTATTTAATTCCCTTGCTGCCATATTGGCACTATCAAAAGTTCTTATATATTTATTATCCATATCTAGTTGAACTACTTTTACTGATTTTGCATTTTGTTCTCCATACTTCCCATAGTTCCAATGTCTCTCACCTCTTCCAACATACGGAAAACTAGCTTTTTTAGATATATTGTAGCCAACATTGTAATCATAAGGTTTCAATTTATCTAAATAATATTGCTCTCTTTTAACAACATCTTCCTCATTACATAATTCTAGTATTTCAAATTTGAAATTTTCTTTTCCATATTTATCATATGCTCTTTGTAAATGTTTTGAATGATGTGTCCCGCAACTTAGGTCACTTTTATGTCTTAGTTCTCTATCAGTGATATTTATGGAACTCCCAATATAAAACTTACCATTAATTTTATTAGTGATTTTATATACTCCACATTTTTTTAACATAACAAATACACCTCCGTAGTGCTATCCGGATTTTTATTAACGTGGGAAACAAGACCCGGAACGCCTTGCTTGTCGGTTGGCCTAACCTATCCCACGTATAATATTATATAATATTTAAATAATCCTGTAAATTATTAAAAAGCACAGTATAGGCAATAAGAAGGCTCACAGCACCATCAATTCTTGCCCTACTGCTTACACCTTTTATCGGTCTGATATTTCCGTTTTCATCAACTTTGATGCTTACATTCGTCAAATTCCACTTCAGCACGGGATTATTTCCATAGTTAATTTTCTTAGCGCATAAATCCGCACCCATTTCCTTCATGGGTTGGCTCAATGTTTGTGCACCTTGTCTGACTACCACCATATTAAACCCCATGTTTTTCATTTCTTCAATCCAGTATTGTGAATTCCATGGATCATAACCAATCCACAATGGCCGGATTCCATATTCCTGATACATTCTGGCAAACCAATCCGTTACATCAGAGTAATTGACCTTGTTTCCTTCACATAATGTAAGCAGCCCTCTTTTTGCCCATTTATCATAAGCAATTTTATCTTCTTTAACTCTTTGCTCTAAAAGTTCTTCGGGCAAGAAATACTGCTGCAAGCAATATTTCTTATCGCTGCCCGGTTTCATAATAAGCAGCGTTGCGCAACTCAGGTCTGTAGTGCTGGAAAGATCCGCGCCGCCTACGGCATAACAATCACGAAGCTCTTCAATGTCAAAAGTCTCCTCATTGTTTATCTGGTCGAATGTTAACCAGGTACCAGCTACTGTATCGCGGACGTTAAAATCCTTTGTTAGTACCGTTGGCAGGAAATTCGGATCGTTTTTGGCCCGCTCAACATTCGCGGCAAGTTCTGCAAAGTCTTTTATGACACCAAGGCCCGGGTTAGCCTTTTCCCACATGCGAAAATCTGTCCATTCGCCCCGGTCGTCTAGCTCATATATAAACGCCAAAAAGCGGTCATCTTCAATAATGCCATCAAGAACCTTGCAAGCGTAATCGTATATATCATCAAAGATGCACTCCCTGACAAAGCCAGCAGTAGTAATCATATCTAAAATGGGCTGCTCTCTGGCAGTCATTGACTGCTTCATCACATCATATAAGTTGCGATCTTTGATAGCATGGAGCTCGTCCATAATGCAATAATGCGTGTTAAGACCATCAAGGCTGTTGCTGTCGCTGGCCAATGGCTCAAATTTTGAAAAAGTCACTGGGAAATACAGGTCCGTTTTTCTTTTCCTCACATGCTTTGACAGCGCCGGTGACTGAGCAATCATATTGTGCGCTTCTGTCCATGTAATTCGGGCCTGGTCCTTCTTTGTTGCGACACTATAGCATTCGCTGCCGCCTTCCCCATCGCCAATGAGCATATATAACCCTGTAGCTGCTTTCTCAGTTGATTTCCCATTCTTACGGCCAACCAACGTAAAAACTTCGCGGCATCTCCGGAGCCCGGTTTCTTTATGAACAAAGCCATATACCGCCTGGATCTTGGCTTTCTGAAAGAGTTCCAGTTTAACTGGTTCCCCGATCCATTTTCCTTTACTATGCCTACAGAACGCCTCTATGAACTCAATCGGCCTTGTCGCTTTTTCAATATCAAAAACCCACGGGTCACGTGGGTTGTATAATTCGTCAACCAATTTCTGATATTGCTGTATCAGTCTTTTACAGGCGACTATTTCACCTGACTGGATTTTGTTCCAGTATTCCTGAATGTGATTCACTTTTTCGCCTTCTTCACAAAGGCCATGAGCTCATCTTCTGCTTGTTTGCCGGCTTCAGGGTCGGGAACCATATCAAATAGCTGTTTGCAGACCGTTGCATATCTGTTAATCATGGTGTTATACACTTTTGTTGCCGGGTGCTCCCTTAAAAACTTCTGCGCTCCCTGCTCAAAGTGTTCCAAGATACCTTCCTGGTCTATGATGTGACGGGTTTCTTCCAGGGTGGCCTTCATGAATGCGGCCTCTTGGAGCAATCCTTCGGCAGCCTTCTGTTTATCTTTCGGCAAGTTCTTGAAAAGCCGACGAAGTTTCGTTATCTCTTTCTTGATTTGTTTTTGTTTTTCTTCCTCGGTGTAAAGTCGCATAATTTTCACCACCTTTTCCTACCTATACCCCATAAAAAATTCAACCCCCCTCATGTGCGCGATCGTTCCGAGGTTTTCGGAGGTAGGCCACTCGGTATCCTTTCTAGCACCCTAATTTCTGGGATGGGGGGGTTAGCCAGCGCTCTCCCGCGGCACCAAATTGCCATACTCGTCGAACATTACATCATCTCTCGTCGCACTATACTTGCTCATGTGCTCCCGCGTATGGCACTCATGGCATAGCAGCTCTAGGTTGTCCCAGCTCAGCGCGATTGCCGGATCGTTGATATTGTTTGGAGTCAGGTAGACCTTGTGGTGCACCTCATCTCCTGGCTGGCCGCACCGCTCGCACAAACCAAAGACGGACTGAGCATACGCTGTCCTGCATCGCTGCCATGTCGCACTCTTGTAGAACTTAATCGCAAAGTCTTTAGCCATTCCGTCCCCCCCCGCCCCGCCGCCTCTACCGGGATGTTGCGGCCCCACTTGTCCTTTGTGCTCCCCAAAAGGGCAACAAAAAAGCCGGAGGTTTTCCCCGGCTCTCTGTTCACTTTACACAATACCACAGATTATATATGACATTCTATGACATCTTTAAAAACGAAAACTTTTATAAACTTCTGCAACGCCCGTCCCACAAGGGTTTCCGGACTTTTTCAAAATTAATTTAAGTTTTTTTGATTTGGGGGTTGACATTGTGATGGCGTGCCATTATACTGGTATTAACAACAGGAGATAAGCCCGACGGGCCACGCAGGGGGCCGGGGGAAAGGAGGAAATAATATGAGTAAAGGCAATTATAGTTGGAATGAAGTTTTCGACTTGGAGGAGCACGGCGACTTCTTCGCCGTTGAGGTGGAGTGCGAAGAAGGTGATCAGTATGTGTACTACCGCGGCACATATCGAAATGGCGAAGGCCAGGAATTCCCCGACGCCACCCTAGAAGTATTCTTGAGTGATCCTGTGCAGCTGGATGCTGATGGAGATATTATTATCCCGTCGGCGTGGGAAAATTTCTGGGTGTTAGGGCACGAATTGCCCTAATCCTTCCCTCTCCTGCCCAGGACCTATCTGGGCAGGAGAACCCGTTAATAGGGAATTAAATAAAAAGGAGGACAAAAAATGAACGTTAAAGTTATTGAAAGAGACGGAAATTTTATCATTATGAATGATGAATTTCCAGTCAAAGAGTACACGTTATTTAAGACAAGAGACTTTAATATTTACCTTCATAAATCCTACCCACCCGTTTTTTTTCAGAAAAAATGGGTGGGAAAGGGGAAGCATTATCTAGGTGTGCCAGGATTGAAAAACTGTCGGGTTGTCCGATCGCCAAGGGGCAACCTCGTGGCAAACGCTGCAGGAACTTGGGGGCCTGTAGTAAACGCCACAGAAGAGGGAGAATTTCATATACTTATCTCTCCGGAAGAAACGCTCCGGAGAGGAAAACCGACGTATATTATTTG